ATTGTTGGAGCACCAGAACCACCATTTGGACATAAATATAAGAATTTAAATTCACCAGTTGATGTTACTTCACCCCACGCATTATTGGCTGAATTCCTGACATACATTTTGTCATTATTAGTATCATAGTATAAGTCACCAGCATCATTATCAGAGCTTGGTGCAGAACTTGCTACACGATACCTAGCTTTAAAGTCGTTTATATCTTGACTAAGTTGTTCTACATCATCATCTTTAGCTAATAATCTATGGAAAGTATAGTTAGTTCCAGACCCAGAGTATGAGCATAATAGTCCGACACCAGCACCAATTGTTTTACCTTGTAAAGCATCTGGAGCTGCTTGGATTGTTACATTTGTACCATCTACTTCTGTACAATTACCAGTAGTTGTATCTGGTGTACTTGTTGAATCAAATACTACACCATTTGCATCTAAAATACTAATAACAACACCAGATGCTGGTACAGTATTTGGAAAACTAGTTCTATTAGCAATAACTTCAAAACCACCAAATGGTTCTAATTGAGCTGCTACATAATCTACAACAGCTCCTGATGTAGGAATATGAGAATCACTGTCTGTTATAGTTGTCTGTTCACAACCTATCATACCAATTTCTACAGCATCATTTGCTATAGTTATTGCACCAGTATTATCAATAGTTACATCACCTGAAACTGCTACAGCTGTAGGTACAGTTGCTCCACTTCCTACAAGAATTTGTCCATCAGGTATAGCTGCTAATTTACTATGAGCAACAGCTGCAGTTCCACTAAGATCTGCATTAACAATCTCACCATCTAATATTTTAGCTGATGTGACTGCGTTATCTGCTAAAGCATTTGTATCTACAGAACCTGGTGCATAATGTTCAGTATCAATTGAATCAGCTACATAATGTTCTGAATTAATTGAATCATCAGCAATCTTATCTCCATTTACTGCATCACCTGCAATCATACCTGTTGCTACAGTACCTGTATCACCAGTTGTTACTACTGTACCTGTAGTGTTTGGAAGAGTAATAGTTTTATCTGAACCTGACGGATCAGCAACTGTTAGTATAGTTTCATAAGCATCGGCTGTTGCACCTTCAAATATAATATGTGTATCTTCACCCATTGTCAGGTGACCTGTCATTGTACCACCAGTAGCATCAAGCTTATCAGCGTCATATTCCAGAGCCTTCCTTAGAAGTTGAGTCTGGTTATTATTTAAATCTGCTGATGTAATAGATGAACCAGGTGAATACGTTGCTCTAGCTTTAGGAGCTTCACCAGTTAATTGACCTAAATCTGTTACAGGTCTAATGATAATTGTACCACTAGACAAATTAGCCCCACCAATATGTATGGTTTTAGCTGATGTGTCTACGGTATATTCTCGGGGTGAGGCGGATTCATTTATGGTAGAAGAGGTGAATGTTAGATCTACTGCATCTAACGATACTACAACCTCTTGACCTTTGAATACATCAAAACTCCCTGAGTAGCTATATGTATTCGCAACTCCTCCATGAATATCAGAGTGAGCTTTTGTTACGCTTGTATGTGCCATTTAGTTCTTAGGGAAATTGTCTATAGTCTGTTGAGGAAAACTAAGTTCTAAAATTTCAGATCTATTATCTCTAGTTTTAGAATCCTTTCCATCTTTCTCCGCTTTTAATTTCTGAACCTTTTCATAAGCTGGATGACTTGGATCATTTATTTTAGACCAAGCTTTAGCTCTAGCTTGATTCATTATATTATCTATTAGAGTATTATGAGGATATGTATTAGGATCAAGATCCCAATTAGCTGGGTTCTTTCCATCTCTTTGCATATCTTCCATAGAGTTCTGAACATCTGGTCTACCAGCTAGATGGTTTAAAGCTTCTTCTACATTTTTAAACTTTTTAAAACCAACCATAATTGGTACAGTACCTATAGCATTTTGGAAATGTGCTCTAACATGATTATCTTTAACAAAAGAATAACCACCATAAGCATAGGTTGTAGATTTTAGATCATAATTACTATCTAATAAAAGCCTTCTACCAGGACTATCATTTCTAATATCTAGTTGAATAGGTGATATAGCATTAAAAGATCTACCTACAATATTCCAATTATTAATAGGTTTACCGTTCAATAAATCACTCTTTGCTGGTAAAGGTTCAGCAGCCATTAACTCACTAACTTGGTTTCTATTTCTAATGGAATCCCACATATCAGAGTTCAATTCTTTCATGTGTGGATTAATCCATTTACCAAATTCATTCCTCATACCTGCTAAAGGTATACTATTATTTAATATATTAGCAGCTCCTTTATCAAAAGAACCAGGCTTCATCTGTATGATTTGCATCATTTGATCTAAACCAGACATATATGTTTTACCTGTCAGACCTCTACCTATAACAAAACCAGCAGCTTGTAAACGTTTTTCAGCCCACTCACTACCCATTAATTCCATATTATCACCTATATCAGCTATAGATGCAAAAATAGTATTATAAGGTTCTAAGGTTCTATAATCAAATCCTACATCACCAATGTATATATGATTAGGTTTCCAACCAGCATTAATCCAGTTCTGTCTAAGTTGTCTATCAGCAGGACCATTACCAGTTAATTGACCAGACATATACATTGCACTTACAGCACTAACTGTAGCTGCACCAACAGCTTGTCTACCTGCGAATAGGTTTCTAGCATTAGCTAAATCATTAGCATTCTCAATACCATATTTATGTAATGGTTTAAAATCATCACCAACATGTTTTAAGATATCAATAGACTCTTTATGTAATGCTCCTAATAATGGAGTATTTTTATATGTAAAGTTTAAACCATTAATACCTGTTCTAGCGAATAAATAGAAAGGTTTAACTAATGGTGTTGTATCAAATAAAGCATCTAATTTAGCAGAGAATCCTTTTAATTCAGATGTTAATGTTACTTCTTCAAACTGTTTCTTTAACCAAGAATCATTACCTAAATTGATATTACCATCACCGTCTAATAAATGTTTGAAATGATTATCTTCAGCTTTTTGTAGAATTTCAGGAGTTAATTTAGTCCAATCATCACCGACTTCTTCTAAAGCATTACGCATACCGATCTCTTTAGATCGAGCTCTAGCTAATAAATGCTTAAATGTTTCATCAGTAGCTGCTAATGCACGTGGAGCCCAACCAAATAGTTTATTATTTGTCATCCATCTGGCTGTATTATTAATATAAAAGCCAGCTTTTTCTCCATCAGTACCACGTTGTTCAACCCATGCACGTTGAGCTTCCCAAAGTTCATCACCTGCAGTAGGAGCTTCAGAGTATCTAGTTCTAATATCTGCTATATTAGCATTGAATTTAGAATTCCATTCTCTTCTGAATACATCAAATGATTCTGGTATTAGTTCAAACATACCTTTTAACTTAGCAACAGAAGCTTTTCTACTAACAACATCGTTTGTAAACGGTGATCTTAATATAGCTCCAGCTGCTTCATTAATAGCATTAAGATAGGAATTAGTAGTAGTACCAAGTAATGCTCTTAAAGGAGTCTTAGGACCACTAAGAATACTTTGAACCATTACCCCTTGTAAGTTACGAATTAACTCACCTGTTTTAACTGCCCCATTAAATTCACCACCAATTAGTTTCTGGTGCATCCATGCATCAAAATCTTTCCAGTTATGAACATCATTAGATACTTTGAATACATCTAATACAGCCCCAGCTAGGTCATCATCACCTTGTTCTTGAAGCATACGAACCATTAAGTTAATACCTTCTTGGGTTTCTCTATGTATTCTACGTTCAGCATCTAAAGATTGCTTTTTAATCTGATCTAGAATTTCACTAGTTACTTTACCATTATTTTCGTCAATCAGTTTCCTAGCTAATTTCCAGGTATATTGAGTCTTTTTAACTTGTCCTAAACCTACAGTAAGATTATCAGCTATTCTTCTCATTGGTCCATCGGTAGAAAAGATATCAGTTTTACCTAACATCTCTCCTGTAGCATTAGCAGAATCTCTTAATTGTAATAATAGAGATTTGTTAACACCATCCTGGACTTCCATATTTTGAACAGCCCATTTATCGAAATCAGATAATTTATCAAAATCATCAATATCTAACTTACCATTTAAGATAGCATCTCCCCAAAATTCATCACCTTTAGAGGCTGCATCTCTACCTAATATTTCTTGAATACTTTTTCTAGCACTATCAGATGCTTGTCTTCTAGTACCAGTACCTTTTTTTAACGGATTAAAATCTGATAACTGTTGTTTCCATACTTTATCTTCTGTTAACTCTTTAGCAAATCTAGCAAATCTGGATCCAGGTATACCACCTTTAGCAGCTTTTGCCATATCAACTTGAGAGAATAAAGAGTCTGTACTACCTACTTGTCCTGATCCTACTTGATATCTCATCTCATCAAGATCATTAATAACTTGACGAATACCACTTCTAACTTTAGACCAACCTTGACCTAACATACCAGTGGTGTTTTTATAGATACCGAATAACATCTTAGGATCATCTTGGCTACCAACAAAAGCATTTCTAAACCCTTCAGATCCTTTCTTAACTTGTTCTTTACCAGCCTCTGCTATATCATTTAAACGTTGCTGGCTTTGTCTAAGAAATGATTCAGGATCAGCTCTTTGAGCATCTAATCTAGTAGACAAAGAATGAGTACTAGTTTCAAATTGTTTCCTAATCTTTGGTCCCCAGCTTTTAACACCTTGAGAAGCTGGACCTATTTGTTTATGAGCACTTCTAAATAATTTACCACTCCATTTAATAGCATGTCCAAATCCTAGAGCTAACATAGTTTCGCCCATTAGATTATCATACTTTTTAAAATGAGGAGAGTTCATATAGTTTGCTACACTTGGTGCAAATAATTCTCCAGCACCACCATAGTGATCTGTAATTATTTCTAGTGGTCCTCTTTGTCTCATCATACCTACACCATGATCAGAATAATCTCTGAATGCACCTGGTACAATAGTATCAGCTATAACACCTTTTGTAAGACCAGTAGATGTTAAACCTTTAATTGCAGCTCCAGTTGCACCTAATCCAGGTATCTGACCAATAGCACCACCACCTACTCTATATGTAGCAGCAGCTATTAAAGCTTCTGTACCAAAGTATACACCATTATAAATATCCTTTGAATGTTCAGTAGTAGCAATAGGATTATTAACAAGGAACTCTAAGGATTGAGGATTCTTATGTTGTAAGATATCATCATCCCAAGTAGAATCTTCATCCCATCCTTTACCTTGTAATACAGCTCCTACACTTCCAATAAGATTTAGTTTCTGTGCTCCTATATCAAACCATGCACCTCCACCAGATGACTTCAGATCTTCTTCCCAACTAGGATCAAAATAACCTTTACGTCTTCTATTAATATATAGTGCCATATTCTGTCCAGCTCCGAACTGTCTCCATACTGCTTTAGCACGTTGTTCAGCATCTGGATTTAACATAGCATTAAGCCATTCTTCAGTTGCAGCTTTATCTTCTTCCTCAGTCATACCGTCACCACCATTTAAATTGGTAGTATCGAAGAAGTCATCGTAGGTTATTTCACCATCATTGTTATGATCGTAGATCGCTGTAAGTTCAGGATCTTCTCTTATCATATGAAAAGCTTCAAGTTTATCTAACTGATTAAGTCCATTTAATAATTCATAAACTTTTTCTTCTTTATCAGAGTAATCACGAGTTAATTTAAGAGCTTGTATAACACCTCTACCATTAGCTTGATCAGCTATTCTATTACCATGATAATCTAAAATAGAGTCAATACTAGCCTCTCCAGTTACTGGATCATATTGACGCTGTGTTAAATGCTGAGTAGCTTTAGCTCTTGCAGCTTCTTTTTCTGCTTGCTTCTGATCAACAGGAGCAGTAGGTTGTTCTGTCTGAGGTTGAGGTTGTTCTGCTTGAGGCTGTTGTGCTGTAGGTTGAGCAGGTTGGGTAGCTTCTGGAGATGCTTTCTGTTCAGCTTGTTGTGCAGCTTGTTGTTCAGCAGGTGTTCTAAAATCCTCTTCAGGGAATGCATTTTCTATTTTTTCTAACTGATCTTCATACCCTTCTATTTCAAAAGTAGAATCAGTTACACCTAATGCATCAGGTTGTAAATTTAGTTCATCCATTAGTACACCCAAGGTTGTAAGTTCTCTTGGCTATCCCAAGCTGAAATGAAGTTATCTCTAGACCCATCTTTCATGTAATTTCGTTGGTATATATAAGTAGATTTAGATGGATATCTACCTGCATTAACAATAGCTTTACGAACATTTTCATCAGCAGATGACATTATGTCTTCACCATTCTCATCTTTACCTTCCATAAACATTTGTATTTCAGGTTTACCATTTGGCCATAAACCTTCATGACCAGTGGCTTTTAATTGAGCATCTAACAAACCCATCCAGTTGTTATCTCTTCCACGTGCTAAACCTTTATAAAATTGTAAAGCACCTTTATCCATAACTAAACCTTTTTGGACTCCATATTTCTCAATATTACTTTTAACAGAATCTAATTGTCTTCTGCCATAATCACCACCTATAGTACCAGTAAAGATAATATTAGGATCATCCCTCATTTCTTGTTTACCAGTATTGATTCTAGCTACTCTAATATGTCCAGGGTTGATTTCTTGTTCTACACTTTGTCCTAACTTAACATATTTACTACGCATTTCATTTGCTTCAATTTCAGTGATTACCCCAATAGCACCTACTATAGGTTCACCAGTTTCTAAGTCTTTAACATCACCTGGTTTACCATGTAAAGCTAAATGACTAGCTACTTTAGCACTATAACCCATAGCAACATAATCATTATATTGCCTAGCATAATCTGCTTTAGCATTAGCTAGAGCCTCTACATAAGCAGGACTCTTTTCATTAGCTTTGATACCCATATTAGCAAAGTTGACATCTAAAGAAGCTTTGATTCTTTTCTCTGCATCAAATTGTTGTATAGCTGCAGTTTCTAGTTTAGTAGCTTTATCTCTATATTCTAAAGCAGCTTTAGGATGAAATTGATCTAATTCAGCATGGGTTATTTGACCTCTATTAGCAGCCATTAAAGCTTCTATTTGCTGTTTATCTTCTCTTTCATCTCTCATACTAGCAGTTTCATATTTCTCTACACCTGAAGGTATAGGTAAACCTAGTTGAGCAAACTTTCTTTTATATTCATTTACTTCTTGTGTAGTTAAATCACCTTCTCTAGCTGCAGTTATAAACTCATTACTTAATGCTTTACCATCAGCTAATAAGAATGTTTCTTCTGCTTTAATTGCATCAGAATACCCTTTTTTAATATCTCTTTTAAGACCTGAGAACCTAGCTGGCCATTGCTGAGCATAGGTAGTACCAGGTTTAGCTCCTATTTGACGTCTTAAAGTATCAGGTATTTCATAGCTACCTATCTTATCAGCATAAGCTGGGTCATGCATAGCTATACCTTCTTGTTTTAAGATAGACATAACTTCATTCCAACCACCTGTATTACCTAAGATATTACCTTTTGTATCGATAGTAGCTGATGTTTGTAATAAGAGTCTATGTAAATCTGATCCTGTTTTCTCTGATCTTTTCCATTCTAAAGAGGCTCTTTGCCTAGTATTCATAGACGATTCGATATTATATCTCTGTCTATATTTACCTAGCATAGATTCTTTTGATTTTTGTATAACCTCTTCAGTACCAGACATCTTTAACATTTCTGGTGAGAATCTATCTATATTAGAATTAGCTCTAATCTCTTCTGCAAGTATTTGTAATGCAGCTTCTTTCATAGGTAAAGATAAATTATTATCTCGTATCTCTGCAGGTGTAAAAGTGATACCAGCAAGTTCAATTTGCCTTTCACTATTCTGCATAGCATGAGCTAACTTATCATCAAAAGAATTATTAAATACACGTAATTTTTCTTGAGCAAAACCTACTTGCTGCCAAGGAGATAGTTGAGCTATTCTATCAGCATCAGGGTATCCATCACTACCAGCAGTTTTAAGCATTTCTACTTTAATCTGTTGATAAGCTGTATCTTGAGCTTTAGCATCCTCAAATTCAAAAGCTAATTCACCCATCTTTCTAGCTTCTTCAATAGCTTGAAGTTGCTGTTGGTATTCAGATAGTTTATTAGCTTTATCTAATTGAGCTTGTCTAGCTTCAAGCATACCTTGACGCTTCTTTTCTTCTATATCTTTCTTCTTCCAGTCTTGTAAAGCTTCAGAAAAGGGGGTGAGTTTCTGCCATGCTTGAGCATCTTTAACCCTTTTTTCACCGTATAGTCTAGCGGCTTCTGTGGTTGCTTGTTGCTCCTGTTGAGAAACTGAGCTTTGATTCGCCTTGAGTCTCTCAATATTTCTATTGTAAGATCTTGACATTAGCCGTACCTATCCATTTCAACTACCTGTTTATCAGACCATGAAGTAGTAGCTTGATTAGCTTTACCTGCCATATAAGTATTTAATCCTGTACCTGCTAATCCAAGGATTAACCCTGCTTTACTAGGTTTAGATTCCAATGCTGGAGCTGCAGGTCTCATACCATGAACAGGTGCAAAGGCTACATCCATAAATAACTTACGAGAGTCATCAGCAGCTTGTGTAGCTCTTTGCTCTTTAATCATAGTAGTCTCCTTAGATGCCATCATCTTATTATGTAAGGATCTAGATTTAGCCATCCCCATTTCTCTGACTGAATCACCAGCCAATCTAGCTGCTGTTCTACCAGTCATACTTCCTGCATAATCCCCTTTATGCATTTTAATTATGGCATCTTCAATTGCATGATCATTAGATGCAAATATTTTTTGAAGTTGCATATCATCACTAGACCACTGATCTAGTAATGCTTGATATGTAACATCCTGTTGGTGATCTTGCTCTTGTACATCATTTAAATATTGTACGTTATCAAGATTGGCTTGAACTTCGTACTCTCTTTGTTGTCTATAATAGTTTTGTCTTTTCGCATTGTTTCGAGCATCAACAGCTGCGTCTTCAGCACTAGATGCTGCTATTTGTTGAGCTCCTGAGATTGCTCCTGATATCAGGGATACTGGTTCGCACACGGCAAAATTCTATAAAGGTTAATTTGTTAGGACCATGTTCAAGTTCCCGTAAGAACTTAAATCCTAGAAACTTTAGAAGTTTAAGATGAGCGGTGTTCCGTTTATCTACTATGTTCCAAAGGAGTTTTTCTTCTCTGCTTTCTATAAATCGTTTTGCTTCACGTGCAAAAGTTAGAGGGTATTCATGTATTGCTGGGGTGCATAACATCCATACTAAACCTCCTTCTTGTACTCCCGCTAATCCGGCAGTCTTGCCGTTAGGGACATTGAAGTAAACTGTTTCTCCATGGAAAGCAGTCTGAGGAATATAAAGAAGTGGTTCATGACCGTGGCCTTCCTTCACTTCTCTATAGTCATCAGGTCGAAGATGAGAGGCTACATAAAGAGCAGCCTTCTCAGTAACTGGGTGAATGTAATTAGACACGTTGATAGTATCTTGGTGAATAATCTCCTTCCCAATTCATTGAATGAACTGTAGCTGGAGACGGGTGATTTGATTTTATAAGTACTGATAGATTTACATTTCTATCATATACTGGTATAGTATGATTATAACCATCAGCTATCGCAGGTGTACTAGCATTAATATTATCCCATTCTAATGATTCTACTGTATAGGTATAATCATCTCTACCTCTACGTTTAAGTGTAACATCTATAACCCCTACATCTCCAAAGTCAAAGTTCATTCTATGTATAACAAGAGATCCTCTAGTCTCAGATCTCACCTTACCACCTTCATCTCTGACCATATATAACTTAGGTAACTCTACTTCAAATTCATATTCATATCCAACAATAAGATCTGTGTTAACTGAGACACCATCTTTAAGAGAAGTCTTCCAGTTACCAGGTAATGTTATTACTTTATTAGGGTTAGATCCAGATATATCAGCAGCCTGTACATCATAGCTCTTACCTGCGGCATCACTATCTGTAGTACAATATACTGTCAATGTACGTGTACTATAAAAACCAGCACCTAATGTAAAGGTTGTTGTATCAGCTGCAGTATTATATGTTAAAGCACTTGACGCAATGGTTTTTTTAGTATCTAAATGTACACGATTATCATCAGGAGCTGTACCTAGCATAGGAGTTCCTAAAGTTAATTTTACGTCAAATTTTTCTAGTGTATAATCAGACCCATTTTGCAATACTGCATAATATACGTCATCTAATATAGTATGAAAGACAACATTATTAGGTAATGTCCATCTAAACCATGCAGACTGAGCACGTTTATCACCAGCTTGGAACCACTTATAACCCCATACCTCATTAGATGCTGTATGTAATGTACTATCTATACCATATAAAAGTAGATTATTTTCTGTGGAACCTGTAACCATACTAATATTATTTGGAAACAGTCGTGCAATAATCTTACTTTGTTCTTGTACTTCAGGTTCAGTATTTGCTTGTATACTGGCCATTTCATAGAATCTAGCATTCTTAGCAGTACTGTTTAAGAAACCTAATGTAGTACCTAATGAAATAGGTTGAGTATCAGGGTTAAAAGCATAAGAAGAAAGGTAAGCAATCTTAGCAGTTTCAGGAGTAAGCAAAGCTTCTGCACCTGAACTTAATAAGAATTGTTCACTTGCACTAAATATAACTAAACCTGCATTTGATTCAACTGCATCATATAATTTAGTAGGGAATGTAGAGCTAGATTGTAGGTCAATAGGATCTGCATTGGATATAGCCATAGCAGTCTTAACCCAGAAGTGATAGAATTGATTAACTCTAGATAGGATTAAATTAGCTTCACTAAGTAAGGCTATTCTATTTCGATAGAATACCATCTTTTGAATAGTATTACCTACAAAGGATGGTTCAGAGTTAGTCACATCATCACCTACATCACGCTGCCCCCATGGAGGATAACTAAATCTAAAAGCACCATTAGGATGATGTGTATTTGCAGCACCGTTAATAGAGAAGTAACCTAGTGTAAGAGTCTGAGCATTATTACCAGTACCTGTAAGATCCATCAAGGCACCAGAAGCAGCAAGTTCTGCTGTGGGAGCTAACGCTATAGTATTAGCATCAATTCTGCGTACATAATAAGCAGTATCATCTGTTAATCCTGCAAGTGCTGTACCACCTCCATTATCATATAATACAGCGTTTCCTGTAACCATACCATGATTGGCTATGGTGATCTGATCATTGCCAGTATTAACAGCAGATGTGGGTATTGTATATTGTGTACTAGGAAGCACTCTGGTTAGACGCAGAGGCATTGTATCATCATCAAAGGTAGTTGTTATCCCAGGAGCTGCTACCTCTTCCCACACGCCTTCTCCGAATCGAGCTGGGTGTATTGTAACAGTTTCTGACGCCTCAATTGTACCAGATACTGAATCTGTAACTGTAAATGTATTAGCGTCAGCTACACTTTGAATAGTATAGTAACCATCTGTAGCACCACCACTAGTAAAATCTAAGATAACTTCACTGCCATTAGCTAGACCATGGTTAGCTGCTGTTACAGTTACAGTATTACCAGCTCTTGCATAGGTCGCAGTCTGTACTATATCTGCTGATATACCTTCAGCTTGGAAGCGAAGATAATAATCATCCATATCCTCACCACTGTTAACTACACGTACAGTGTATCCATGACGACATACACGTGGTAAGTCAGCTATATTATTAGCCTCAGTAGTAGTGATAGTCATTAGAGTTTTCTCAGGTGTTGTTACACCAAATGGAGTAGCTCTGTATAAATGAATACCGTTTCCGCAAACCGTGGCTGTTATACCATGACCACTTATTGCATCTAATACAGTTTTTATATCACCTAATATACCACCAGATGATACATGTTCTTCCGCACTAGATGATGTAGGATTAGGTCTTATACCTACAATATTTGCTCTGGAGACAACATTGATATGACTCTTTACTGTAATAGTTGTAGTGATACCTTTCTCAGATGTATACTGATGAGTATCTCCTGTAGTCCAACCTTCTCCACCAAATTGTAATTTACTAAATGGTTGATATGCATCATGATAACTATAACTAGAATCGACTGGCGGTGTAGGTTGAGGTGTACATCTTGTATCTACTTCATATCTTAGCCTAGACTTTCCATTCGCACTCATGTTAGGAGGCGAGGTTCCAAACTTATCTGTACCTGTACTTATATTAACTGTCTCTCTACCCATACCTAAGCAGTCACCATTACTGGTACCACTGTAACTGGTAGCTTCATCAATTACTATCCCTGTAGCACGAGTATGAGTATAGGTAGTATTATCAGTTGGATCAAATATATCTAAAGCATATTGTTTACCATAAGATATAGTATCTAAATTAATAAAAGCTTCATTTAATTGAGCAGGTGATTTATCACTAGCACCTGTCTTCATTGCTACAGTCTTACGTCTGTTAACAAAGAAAGTAGTTTCATTAATAGTTAACACCTGTATATCAGAAGACTTCTCATCTAATAGTTCAGTGTTATCTAAGTAAGTAGCTTTATTTGTTCCAGTAATATCATTATAATCCACGGATATCTCAACACCATCACTACATCTCCAGATTTTAACAGCTCCATCAGCTCCAACTTGTCCAATGTATTGTTCTTCATCTGTTGTATAAATATCAAACCATTTTGTATGAGAAGCGGTGGAGGGTGATAATGTATTTACCAGCTGACTACCAGGACGTTTAATTAACTGCCTGACAACATCAGGTACACCATTAACTAGGTCTACTACTTGTCCTGGTATTTTCTTTTCATCTGGTTGTGTCGATATACCTAAAACATAATTAGGTACTTTTTGTGTAACACTTGCCATTAGCGTCTTAGTGCTGTATAAGGTTTATAAGATTGATATGCAGATTCATCTGGCCAACCCATAAAGTTATGGTCACCTTGATTGCATTCATATTCTAAAGCAGCTGCACGAGCTTGTTGTTCATATACTGCTAACATTTGTTGTAGTTGAGCGTTAGATACTAACTGTACTGCAGCTCTACCCGATGCTTTGTATATTATATACCTTTGGAATGGTGCTGGTATATCTTCAAAACTAAGTAGTCTTACTTTGTTTACATAGAAGTAATCATCATCAGGGTATTCAAATGTATGATTAACTCTATCATATAGTTTCCAAAGACCATCAGAATCTTTTCTTCTAACAAAGTCACGAGTTTTATCCCATGCATCTTCATTATCTATACGTGATACATCAGATTCAATTATGATTTTATTATCAGATCCTACTGTTTCTTTAATATGATATTCCATGTTAAATGTCCAACCTTCTGCTTGAACATCTTGCATTACTTCTTTAAGTATATTATAAATAAATGATATCTCAGGGTTGGCAAAGTCTAATCCTGATATAGGAGCTTGACCGATGCTACCAAGAATCGCATTGACTGCGGATAGTTCGGTATCGATATCAACGGTTGTGGTAGTCATAGGTATAAATATTTGTGAATAAAAAAAAGGGAGGTACGGAGACCCCCCTCTATTATTAGACGTTAGTGATATTGCACTCAACGCCTGGATAGGCAACACGTAGATTCTTTGTTACTGATTTAACAGCAGAATCACTAGCACCGCCTGATGTTTTTGATACGGAAATACGCTCTGCATCTGTTGTGCAGACAGCAGCATTCCCTTTAGCTACAGAAGCGGCCATTGTTATAAATAATAATTAGCAAGCACCGTATTTCTTGGCAGTCAGTCCATCGGATAGAACTGTACGTCCATACTCTACAGGGCTAGGCATGTTCTTTTGCACGGATAAAGCTCCACCAACACCTGTGGTATTAGTTTGCTTCTTGCATGTGCCAGGTGCAACTGACATAATATACCTCCTTAGTTGTTAAGAAGTTCAATAGCACCAGCTGGGTTAAGTGTTCCAGCGCCCATTGCGAGACGTCCAACAAGTACATCTCCTTGGTATAAAACTGATACATCCCCTCCGGTTACTTGGACTTGTGGGCCAATGGCTTCCACGATTCCAGCTACATCACGCTGATAGATAAGACCGCAGTGGTTAGAGAAGTCACCTGAGTAGGTGTTGTTCTCACCAGATACGCCATTAACTGTACCAGCAAGGAAAGGTAGGTTGTTAGAACGCTTGATCTGAATACCAGCAATTTCAACTAGACCTTCACCAGAGGTTAGGTTACCTTGATTGTTACCATAGTCTCTGTTTAAGATGTTAGAAGATACTTGTGATACAAGAGCGTAGTACTGTCTTGGAGATAGTACAGCTGTTCTACCAGTCTTAGGAAGATTTTTTTCGTCAAGAACTGAAGCAGCTTCGAAGAAGGCATCAACTAGAGCTTGAGCATCATACTCCTTATTAGCTCCTAACTTGATCTGAGTACCACCGGGTTCTGGACCTGGAGAAGCTGTGATAGGATGAGCTTCACGTGCTGCTAGAGCAATCGTTCTGAAGACTTTCTTATCATATGCCTCTGCTAAGGCGTGACCGATTTTCTTAGAGATTTCAGATCTTAGAGAGTAATGTGCAAGTGTCTCATCAAGATCATATACGAAAGCACTAGAGATGAGTAGATCATCACATTGGATGGTCTTCTCAGCTACTGGTGGATCGCCTGATCCGAGGATTGGTTCACCAGGAGTATGGTAAGCCGCTTGCATACGTCCCGTAAAGATGAACTGTAATGATTTACCGTTCTTTAGGGTACGTCTTTGCACGGTGTCACGTGCTATTGTTGCTGACTCATAAGCTTTAAATAGCTCACCTGAGAACAGCTTTAGATAAGTCGCATACTTGGTATCATATGCCTGAGATCCAGCGGTATTAGAGACCGCTTTATTCAGCGCACCAAGTACTGACTGCGTGGCGTTAGCCATTGTTAGTACGAGAGTGTATAAGTTTACAGACTCTCAACGTTGAGAAAATTTTTCGAATTATTGTTGTGGTCTATCCCACCGTCTAGACAGCTTAAGGGTATCCTCGTAAGGGCCAAAAGCCAAAGCGGGTAATCGGATTCGAACCGATGACAATAGCTTGGAAGGCTACAGTTTTTCCACTAAACTATACCCGCAAGAAGGAGGTGGATGCCTCCTTGTTATTTAGAACTTCTTCCAGCAAACAGAAGAACCAGCTAATAGGTGTGTACCTGCTGCAGAACCAGCTGCATTAGCAAACTGGAACACAAGATTACCTTTAGTGGCTGCAGTTGAAAGTGCATTAAACCAAATGGTTATTAATGTACCTGTTGTTGCAGCTCCGATATCAACGGTGATGATTTCACCAGCACCATCTGTAGATGATGTACCAGAACCTTCTAGGTTTACAGCTGTAGCAGTGTCAGCAGAAGTAGACTCTTCTACACCAGCTTCGTGACGTGTGTAGATAGTCGTAGCAACTGCAGTTGAACCGTCAGACTGCGCTAGATTTGCGACTCTAAACTTAAACTTATTGGTATCATCTGAATCATACCAGATTTTATATTCACCAATAACTCTCTCATAAGCACCAACAGGGATGCTAAGATCAGAGACTGTAGCTAGTGTAGTTCCACCAGCATCGGATGTATCATTAGGTAGGATTAGTCCATTGTCATACCATCCAGTAGATGTATATGCAACAGTACCATAAGTTGAGTTAGCTGTAAAAGGCATTGTTTATTAAGAGATTGACCCCCCGCAGTTTCGCTACGGGAGACATTTTAGTTTAGAGTGATTTCGCACGGTACTTCATTCTGATGAAACCTTAAGTGTGCGGTTTCA